ACGGCGATCCGTCAGGCGGAAAGACTTGGAAGTACAGAAAGAAGGTAAAATAATGCTCAAGCATATCCCGATACACGAATATGATGATGAAACAACATACCGTATTTGTGTTGAATGCTGCATACATGATTACCAGAAAATCTACAACGGTCCTCTCAATAAAAGCTCTGTTGACGGAACTCACCGGCATACTCCTGATATCTGCGTTAGGAACTGGATAAATTACGACAGCATTAACGACTTTGACGAATGCGGCATGGAGCGCCTTGTCATGCTGATAGCGGGAATGCTGTTCTGCATGGACAACGGCGGTATTTCCGACGACGACCCGGCGGACTTAGCGTACAACACATGGCTCGCGATACAGGATTTCTCCACAGGTGAGTTCGACGACTTATTCCGCCCGGACGACCTCGCAGACCTGAAAGCGGATATCCGCAGGATAAACGAGTATTTCGACCAGCACCCGAAGCTGAAAGGCTGATACAACTGAATACACAAAGCGCTATGCAGCAATGCACGGCGCTTTTTTCATGTCCGAAACACGCTGACGACACTAAAAGCCCGCGCGGAATAATACAGCACGAGGCTGTACAGCGCTCAGCCACTCGCGGCAGGACGCCGCGAAATTCAATAGAGCGCCAGCCGACAGGCTATAAACGGAGGTAACAACAATGGCAGACGAAACAACCCAGACCACCCAGACCACAGAAC